GCCGCTGCTTTGTAGGCGGCAAGTTGCAGTTTTGTTTTTTTAGTTTTAAAGACCCCTGAGATCAAAGCCTTTCGCGTTCGTTCGTCTATAGGTTGATCTTTTTTAGGAAACCTAGCGGCGTAAGGACCATTACTTGTTTTAAAGTCCGCCAGGATAATTTCCGCGTTTTGATTCATGTATATAAGATCGCAACAACCTGCGTACCCATGCCCCGTGGTTGCGTCGTAGTAATGTATGCGGCCCACGCCGTCGTCACCTACATACTTCGACCAGCGCGGCTGGTTAAAAGGTTTTTCTGACCATAGAACTCGGCCTCCCTCAAGAAGTTCGTCTAAGAGTTCCGGAACACCTTGCCAGAAAGGATCATATCGCTCGGGGGGAACGACACGCAGACCGCGCAGGTAATTTTCCACACTGTTGTGAATCCATGTCCCCCTCGTGGCCGCTTCGTCAGCTACACCAGGGTTTAATTGATTCCACTTCGAAAGCTTTATCTGCGTTTCTTGTGATTGAGTGGCAGTCAGAATCGAGGTTACAGAGGGAAGTGGTTTAGGTACCCCATCACATATGTAGTGCCGTAGGCCATTAACTGTTACGCGTGTGTCGGACACTGATTTGTGTCAATTTGAGCTTATTCTAAAACGAATTTACCAGTGCGTTTGGGCCTGATGAAGTATCATCATCGTCATCCTCTTCATGGTTGTCATCATCGATAAAAAATTCTTGCTGCTGATACTGATAATTTCGAGTTCGCTGCTCCAACTCGTTTAGTAGATACAGTCCAGCCGAAAAAGATTCTCCTACAATTTCCGCACAAGTTTCCGCATCTCGCGCATTTCCGTGGTGGTCAATGCACTCAGTTAAAAGTTGTTGGCTAATCAATAAAGCAGATAGTTTGTCAAGCTTCGCGTTCTGCAACGCTTGTTGCTCGATTAAAAGGTCCAGCAGGGACTCCAACCGCCGTTTCATGGGCAGATACTTTTCGGACGTTGCCACCCTACTTCAAAATCAATTTCTGTCTTGATGTCCGCGTCGCCACCTTTTTGGAAAACAAACCACGCAGACGTCACAGAATCTTTTAATTGCTTCCCATCCGCACGGAACGATGGCCGAGGACTCAAAATAATTAGGTTTGTTAGAGCACTCGCTTTTAGGAACGATTCGCGCTTTCGCGTGGGTTCTAAAAATGTAAGGCGATCTAAAATGCAAACTCCCTTGCGGGCAACTGTAAGGCCATAGTCTGTAATCCAATCTGTATTTTCTTTTAATCCCTGTGTGATAGCCACTACCCAATCTACGTCGCTCATATGCTGTAGCCACCATTCGGGGTCTTGTACAGCGGCTTCTATGGAGTTGTCGCGAATATCAGATAGCCCACAACGCTTTAATTCTTCTGCCAGTCCACCCGTATAATCCGTTGGAAGAAGGACCGAGCCCGTACATAATTGCCGCTGGGCAATAGGATTAAATATAAAGTTAGGGACTTGGTAGAAGGACATGGACGGCGTTAAGAGTTTGGAGCGCTTACGGAGCTGGATGAGTCTAGAGCAAGAGTTTCTTCATAAACAATTCTTAGCTCAAGCTAACAAGCTTGATCAAAAAGAACTCATAGAGATTTTAGAGATTGTTCATGCAAACTATCTTGTACGAGGTAGTTTATTTTTACGTCTTTCCAAATGGTGTCAACGTCAGGGTTACCCGTTGCCGGATGCGGATGAAATTACAAATCCAAACAAATAAAAAAGGCGCCGTAGCGCCTTCGTGTCCTCTGCTTGTAAGTATAGGTTAAAAGTCCAAACCTGCAGCTTTCAGAGCTTCTTTCTGCTCGTCAGTCAGGTCTTTCTTTTCACCTTTCTTAGGTGAGGGCGGCTCAACTTCCTCAGCAGGCTTCCCAGCAATCGCGGCTGACGGCGGGAGAGAAGCAAAACCCCCTCCCGGAGCCTCCAGACGCTTCGGATAGGTTTCGGCAAAGTCCGCTTTAAGCTTCGCGTGGTCTTGCCCAAGAGGTAGCTCGACCAGATTGCTAGAGGGGATAGTGCTACGTAGAGCAGAAGATACCAAATCTCCTCCATCGTTTTCCAACCAGGTAGCGATGTCTTGAATGAGCTTTGTTTCTTCTGAGCCATTTACAGGACGGTCCTTAAATTCCAGGGCATTGAAATTAATTTTCGCACCATCCGCTCCGGTAACGGGATCCCGTTCATTGAAGCTTTTCGTTACAAACTTCGTGCTTGTAATGATTTCTCCAACATTGATACGGTTGTTGTAGAGCGTTTGGAAGTACGAAATAAAATTCTTCTGACTTGATTTGCCAGAAATAATACAGGTAGATACACAGCGAGGAGGCAGCAGACGGTGGCTAGGACTAACACCGATAAAAGCAACCCGAATAAACTCTTCATGGGAGCGCATTCCGAGGTTCCCGAAAAACGGGGTGAATCCCAACAGAACAAATTCGATTGGTATCCCGTTATCGTTCGCGTCCGTGATCGCCGAGTCTGGATCAGTGTCGGACTTCCACCGACGTGCCTGAAGATCAATTCGTAAGCAGTGTGGGGGGACTTGACAAAGAATTTCATCAACCGAAAATTTACCAGCAATGAAAACCATAAGTAGGTACCAGATTAAAGGGAGAAGTCAACAGAACCAATAGCGGCGGCAGATACCCGGCCTTTATCAAGGTCGGCTGCTTTTTTAGGAGTGGGTTTAGAAGATTTAGGGAGATAAAGGACTTTATCAAGATTGTAATTAAGGTAGGACTTGTCCTCCTTCTCGCTGGTGCTAACTTTGCCTACTGCAATAGTCGGCGTACCTGGAGCTAAGTCGGCTAATTGCTTAGACAACTCAGCCCACGCTGTGAGCTTAAACCAGTTGGTTTCGCTTCCTTCGCTTTGCCAAGCGAGAGATCGGTTTGTAACCGTCGTGTCTGAAAGCTCAACTTCTTCAGCTTTCGGCCCAAGGCCACCCGTGGCAATAAAGAGGTTTACGGCTAGAAGATCGTCAAAGTTTTCATTGGTTACAACAAGCATGGGCTGCATCTGCAGCATCCCGTCCGGCGTAGGACGTGTTGGTCCAATTGCCAGAATGGTTTGCGCGTCAGTCAAACCCTGGAGAAGTTTTCCTACATAGTGGTCTTTACCTTGAATTAGTTGAACCTTAGTTGGTACGCGTTTTTCGCTTGAAGGAAGGGATTCCCCAAGTACGTTTACAGTTCCCTCGATCACCTCAGCTTCTGCTGTGACTCTCAGGCCTAGAACGAAGACATTCATTGGATAAGTTTCTGTAGATGGTTGAGCGGTGGACGTTCAGAACCTCGGCAATCTGCGAAACGCTGATGCCTTGGCTTCGGTAGGCTACTACCAATTTGATGTCCCCGCCAGTCAGTTTAGAGGCTTGCTTAGCCTTGTATGCGTTGTGATACGGATTAACACATTTTAAACACGTGCAAGACATCTTGACAAAGTTATCGCGGTTCATATCCATGTAGTCCAAAATTAAAGGACGTATGTAATAGCGACGTCCAAGCGTATATATAACAGGGTTATTATTTACATAGCTTCCTTGCCATGGATAGCATTCTGTGTGTTGGAAATTACTAAAAGCTAATTTAGTAAATAGCTGACCAAGTGGTGAGTCCTGTTGTTTTTCATAAGTAAGTTCAAACTTGTCTATTTGTAGACTTCGAGCGATATCTAGAGCTTGCGCTTGCGCGTGGGCAGCATCGTTAGCCTGCACAGCCAACTTTAACTTTTTTTCTTTTCGCTCCAAGTTAAGTTTATAGTGTTCGATAGTGGGCACTGTTTTAGGCTATCTGTTCTCAATATACACGCTCTTACTTTTTTGCATGAAAAAGGGCCCTGTCAGCGGGCCCTGCTTTGTTAGTTAAAAATCAGCGCTTAAACAGTTCGTCATAAAGACCACCGCCACCGGGGACGTTCGTCCCTCGTAGTAAGTTTTTGTTTGATTGTAAGTAGTTGCGAATAGACTCATCTGACTGTCCCTTAGCCCGTGCGGCCTCTAAATCTTTGTGACCAAAGAACTCGGGGCTGTCTCCATACGCTGTAGAAATTTGGCTGCTTTGCGGGGCGGGGGCAGGGGAAGCGGGTCGTGCGCCGCTAACCATATCGTAGACACCGCCCCCACCAGGGACGTTGGTCCCTCGGAGCATGGCGATATTTTGGTCAAGAAATTTTTTAACGTCCGTGTCGGCTACACCTTTCTGACGAGCTGCGTCTAGGTCCGCTTGACCAAAGAAGTCAGGGCTTTCCCCGTAAGCAGAAGAAATTTTTGACATCTGCTGTTGCTGCCGAAGCGCGTCGCCTGAGAAACCCGTTGTTGGGACACTCCCCTTCATTAGTTGATCGTATAAGCCACCTTGACCCGGTACGTTTTCCCCCCGGAGTAAACCAACGTTTTTACCAACAAACTCTTTAATTTCCGTAGGCGAGTAACCGGCTTCTAGATTTCGGAAGTAGTCTTCATGTCCGAAGAATTCTGGGCTCTGTCCAAAGGAGGAGGATATACCGGGTCGGGTATCCTTGGGTGGCTGCTGCAAGGGTCCGATATTAATGTCACCTATACTCCCCCCTGTGGCAACAACGTTACCTCTTCCTTCCAGAGCCCCGTAGGTCTTCATCGCCGTGGGTGTGCGAGGGGCTTTAAAACTCAAAGCACCTCCCCTGCCTTTTTCAGTTGTTTTTACCTGGGTCAAAGGAAGCCCTTGAAACTGGTCACCAACCATATCTTCTGCACTTCCTTCTCGTAAGTTAAACAGCTCTTCTAAATTTTCAAGCGTAAGTCCAAAGCGCTCTCCTGCTTTAGCTACAGGAGTACCTTTGTAACGAGAAGAAGTCATCTGAATAAGTGTGCCTTAATTTGAGTATAAAGCATCAGCGAGCTTTGTACCCACTTGGTTTAGCACCAGCAAATATCCTTGGGGCTTGTGTTTCTTGTTTTTGAAGGGGTTTAAAGCCCCCAAAAGGAGCCACTACCCCTACCCCTCCTATAGAAGAAAATTCTTCTTCTTTTGTTGTGTTTCCAATTCGCTTTGTAAAATCTTTAAATTCAGGAAAGTAATCGACGAGGATAGATCGATCCGGACTGTCGTCCATTGGACGGGGGCTATTGAAAACGTCTCCCGCAAAGCGCCGCGTCATCTTCCGTGGGTTTTTTTTAGTATAACGTTTCCTTTGTTTCTATAAACAGGCGCATCAGGTTAAATCCCGGACCAATTACTCCTCTCAGGGTGCGCATTGTGTTCTTAGCCTCCTCGTGGCACTTAAAAAGCTTTGCCTTGTCCTTATGAGGAGAATACTTTATTAGTTGTTTTTTTTCGTAATTCAAGCAGTCAGAAACGTATTCGTTTCCGTGCAGGATTAGCCAAACCTCTTTGAATCGTAGAAGAGGCATGGCTTCGACTT